CCTTAACACAAATAAAATATACTCTTGTTCACACAAGAACTTGAAAGTGAATCTACCTGTGTATACCCTGTTGCCAGCACCGTCTTCAAATCCTTCGCCCTCGGAACATATCAACTTGTACTCACGTTCCCGCAACCAGTGAAGTGCTTCAAAATAAGTTTGATAGTCAGGCACGGTAACATAAATCCATTTGTTGCGCCTACAATGAGGCTTGTGACGGCAAAAGTCTTCCTGTGTTAGCGTGATAGTTTCCGTCACGACCACCTCAGCATGAACCACTCGCAATCTGGCTTGTCCCTAAACCAAAACTTAGCATTGTTGGCATACCATCTATCCCCTGGAGACCATACACCCGGCATACCTGGCGTACCGCTTGGTCCGAATACAGATACACACCAGGCAATCATTTCGTTCCATTCTCCGCTAGATACAATTGGAGTTACATTGTGGTAAGGCATATCATACACATTACCTGTACCATCATAGCTTACACTACGCATTGCGGCCCAACCACCATTAGCTCCATATAACTTATTAGTCATTTGTTTCTTCTTAATCATTGCCATTTCAATGCAAAGATTATTGCATCACGTTCTTTCTCAAAATGAAAGATAACCTTTTCAAAAAATGAATCATCATCAATTCTATAGAACCCTGTACATTTCTTTTTACACCAGCTAGTTCCTTCTTCAACCTTATCATCAAACTCAAAGGTATAATAATCTGGATGAAATTCTAATGTAATTTTATATTTTAATTTGCGGGCAATACTACGTCTTTGCTTGCTGTTCATCTACTCATTAGTTCATTTGCAAAATTTAATAGAAGTTTGTGATGTAAGCCATCATGGTAATGTGCCTTCATCCAGCTATAACTTTCATACCAGAATGGTTGACTTTCTGGGTGACACCCAATCAATCCTAATCTGTCTTGAAATATAGCCATTGCGTCTCCATTACTATAAGTAGCAACTGTCTCAAACTTTGTGTCATCGCCTACTAACGCACATCCATCATACCAGAACATTTTCATTGGTTCGCCTCTCCAAGTGATAGGCATGTTCTTTGCATGTGGTCTACGTGTGTCAGTTCTCGGACGGTTTAAGTATTGTACAGCATCTACGTCATTAAGTAAAGAGAAATAGTGTGAACCTGCCCAGTATGCGCCCATGCATATGCCCAGATATCGTCCACCCTCATTAACAAAATCAATCACACGTTGTCCATTGTGTTGGAATAATTTCTCGTAGCTATCGCTATCCCCAAACCCACCGGGAACAGCAATCATATCAACTCCTTTAAAGAAGTCTTTTTCTAGTCTGTTCTTGGAAAAAAGTTTAAAGTTGTACTTAGAGTCCAAGGAACTGATAATTCCATTGGAACTCTGTACTGAGCATTTTGGGTCTGCTACGAAAAGGGCGATTGTTGGTTTCATTAGTATTATATTTATTCATCTAAATATGACACTATTATAACCACCTCAAACTAAAATAGATAGCATCTTTCTCGTCTTGGAAATAAAAATCCATGTAGTTTTCAGTACAAACTGTACTGAATCTATGTCCGGGCAACCCGAATTTCTCAAGTGCCCAGGCGCAGGTCTCGTTCCATTTATCGTTCTCGTCATCCCATAGGGTAGCTGAGTTCCAAGGTAGTCGTACCTTGTACTCATTCTTAGGGGTTTTCTCAACCATTAAGACGGAACTTTTTTAGATAGTCTTTAGCAACATCTAAGTTTTCAGCGTCATACACTGGTTTCTCTGGTTCGTCAGGTGTCGTAAAATGACACAGTGTCATATCTAACCCAAACTTACTAGCATAATAATCAACAAGACTGTCAATTAGTGTACCAAGCATTTTTTCATCTAAACAATCAAGACCTTGAATGTTCAATTGATATTGTTTGAAATCATCGTATTCATCTTTTTCCATGTTACTCTCCTAGTTTTTCCCAAATGTATTCTGATTCTTTCATGTACGCAACAGGTTTAAGCCAACCACTTTGTAAACATTGATTAATGATAGTTCTGTATTCTGCAGGACAATTCTGATTAATTTCAAAACCAGCACGTGGTGTAACCATTAGTCCATCTTTCATGTACCAATCATTGTCTCCGGCTTTAATTGTTTTGATTTTAAATCTAGGTTCTGTGTATTTGAATGTCATGTCCACCTCAACAAAAACCACGATTTTTTTGCATCCGATTCAAAAGAAAATGTTTTACTATATCTATTATAAAATGCACCATATTCTTTTGTTAACCAATCATTGATTGACAAATCAGATTCCCAATGAATGTTGTCATAATAGTAATCAACGATTTTTTGGTACAATGAAAGAGTATCAGACATTAGCAGTTTCCTCAAGTGTACCTGTATATGGTTCATTCAACCACCGCGAGTATGTTTCCGCCGATTCACTAAGTTTGGTAAGCTCAAATTTCCCGCAGAGTTTTAGGAAGTGTACGCCCACACTAGGAGTTGTAGTTCTGCGAACACCTTTGCGAATACAATCATCAACTGCATCCTTAATTTCTTGCGGTTGTGCTGTCAAGTCAATAAGTTGACGGTTGCGTTCAAATGCATCTTTAACACGTACTTCATTCCCCTCATGGTCGGTCCAGCGAGAAAGCATAAACGAATTATGATGGAATCCCTGTTTGTGGCGATCTTCGTATGCCTCTTTTATACCAATTTTATTTTTACTACCAACTTCTCTTATACCCGGGTAAGCACTAAAAATATTGTCGGAAGAATCTCCCCTAACTATTTTCTTCCACAGTAAAAATTCAGGATCTTCCAACAGTTTAGGTTGTTTAGTTTTCTTGTCTATTACTGCTTTCCCATTTTCTTTGAAGTAGCCCTCTAGTGTAATAAGTTCTCCGGCTACGCCCTGGTACTGATGCACATTTGGTGCGATTAACTGAAAAAAATCAGAATCCGTCGAAATTATGTAGTGGGTATCTGATTGATGCAGGTGTATAAATCTTGCAATCAAGTCATCTGCCTCAGCTTGGGGATGCCTGAGTACGCTGATGTTAGTGCGGTCTTTAAGGTAAGTTATGAAGTCGGCATATGCGGTCCAAAATAATTCAGATTCTTCTTTTTCAGCCTCAGTAACTGACATAGCATCAACTATGCGATTCTTTTTATAGGGAAGGTATACGTCCTTACGCCACGACCTGCCTTCGGTACAGGCAACAACATGGTCAATTTTATATCGGCGCACCGCTTGATTTATTGAGGACAATGTTATGTGTAATGCTGATGCAACCTTTTCTTCCGCAGTAGCGCCACGTGAGGCCACGTGACGGGCACGAAAAAAAGTGTTAGCAAGGTCAATTAGTGCGTAGTTCATTTTCCATTTGCCTTTTTACTAGTTGAATCATATTTATTTAAATAATCTTCTGCGATTAGAGTTTTCAATCCATCACTGATACCGCAACGTGTATAAAGATTTTCTGGTCTATTGTCAGTTCGAACCCCGTTAAGGTGATCCAATTTCAACTGACCTTTCCAGTAATGATTAAAATCATCATCGCTCAATTTACGCTTAGCCAAGTCGTTTGCCTGCACACGTCCTAGAACCTTGCACCAAGTTTCACCTTTATCATTAAGCAAACCTAAATCAGTACAATGTTCACAATAATCTTTTTTGTTCATTTGATTTTGCGAACCTGGATTGTACCCCATATGAAAGTGCGGTTTAGTAACATTGTTTTTCTTCTCAACCGGTACATGTGAGGCAATGATGTTCAAATACAAGTCTAGACCTTCTTGAGGTGTATGCATGTTTTCTCTAAATTCAGAATATGCATTTTGCAACAACATATCATGTCTGGGAATAACAATGTCAACTGTATTCAAACACACAACAAACTTAGCCAATGCTATTTTTTGTTCATTAGAAATATTCAGTTCAGCAATTTCACGTGCTTTATCAGTATGGTCATACACACCGCACAACAAACGTTTTGCACGTGACATTGTTTGCATTTGCATCAAGAAAACATTCTTTGCACTTGGATAACCCAAGAATGAAATTTGCTTAATACGAGGGATATCCCAACCCATATTACCTTGCATAATTACACCAAGTAACAACGGATCAAGCATATTCTTTGGATCGTTAGCACCACATATTACATCAAGAGCCGATGACAAATATTTAGTTCGATGACCATTTTTAGTATAGGTTTTTTCATCAGTGGTGACGAAACCCATATCAGCCTTCATATCCTTACCGAATTGTGCTAAGTCATTTTTGCGACCTCTAGAAGTATACAGAGGGATAGACTTACTAGCATCTTTACGTCCAAACTTAAAGAACGCACCGGGCAACATTGGAACAATTCCGATAGTCATCGCTTGTTGCCATGTATCACTCTCAATTGCATTCATTAACTTTTCGCATTTTTCAATCTTCAACTCATACACTAATTTAGAAAGGTCGTAAGTATTTAATAGTGTACTACGATATGTAGATGATTCAATCTCAGTTCTGATTGGCATTATATCTGCAAAGACACTAGTGTTTTTGTTTTCAGGCATTGCAGACAATGTTTTGAACACAGTAGGACCTAGAGTAGTTTTACCTAATTGACTCTTTGTAGGGGTACCAGTATAACCGATAACATGCGAACCAGCTTGCGCCATACCATACAGAGTAGGCAACCACTTTGGATCAAAGTTTTTGTTTTCTCTTCCTAAATCTTCAAAAATAGTTTCGGCATTGATTGTACCTAAACCAAATTGAATTTCATCTGCAAGTACAAAGTCAGGAGCTCCGATCGACTTTTCGTCTAACTCAGAATCTTTGTAGTCGCCCCATATACTACCTAACCATTGTGTAGTGACAAACCAAACATCTACGATGTTGTATGGTGTAAATTCGTTACATTTCCATGAAGCCTTTATTTCATCTTTGCGGCGTGCTCTAATCATTTTGACAGAACCGTCATCACACAAAACAAATTTACCATTCCATTCAGCATGAAATTTAGCAAAAGGACCGTCAACACATCCGCTATCAGGTGAAGTAAACACAATACACGATACATGAGGGTATCGTTGAATTATTGTAGGAATTGTAATTTTAGTAATCACAGTTGATTTACCTGCGTTAGTACCAGCAGGAACCACAGTCAATCTATTGTCGTTGTTTGCAAACGATTCGTCAATGGATTTAAAAATATTATCATGCAAGTAAATTTTTTGCAATGTACGCATGAACGGCAAGTCAATTTGCTTAGTTGCCTTAGTTAGTTTCATGATTCTGGGTTGAATATGACTCATATATTTCCTTTAGTAAAGATTAACATTGTATAGTAGAATGGATTTATCGTCAATTGTTTTCATTTTAGTTGTATTCCTGCAACAGTTAATCGTGCGAATATATCATCACCAAACTTCCAATTCTCAGGCATACTAGTTTGCATGTCCAATTCATTGTCTAGTTTTTCTGCTTCCTCATTAGTTATCAATACAATAGCTAAATTAGTTTTAATCATTTGTGCTATTTCGGTTATGCTACGCTTTTCCATAGTCATAGTAACCGCTTGATTATAAATCAAAATACAAGGAACAATGTGTTCGCGGTAAGTATTTTCTTTAGTACGATTGACTGACTCCCCAATTGTAATTAAATGGTCAATACTATCACCTTCAAGTAATGCACGGGTATTCTCTAAACCAAAACCATCTTCGTTGTCAATAAAATACTTGAAACGTTTAGCAATCTTTTCAAAAATATTACGTTCGGAAACTTCACGTGCGATAGGTTTAATTGCTTGTCCACGAATTTTGCGTACAATAGTTGTAATGGATTCAATGATACCGACAAGTTCCCAAAAAGATTCTAATACATCACCGTCAAAATGTACATTAATAAAATCTTTTTCATCCTTGCGCTTTTCACTGCGTTTGCCCTTTTTCTCAGAAAAGCCAGCATCAATGAATTGTTGGCGCATGGTTGCAACATCTTCAGGTCTTGCTAACCAACCTATTGTATAATGATTTTTTTTAATTTCGCACTTGATTCCGTTATTGGAATACAGTACAAGCACTCCGCGGTCATGGTATATACGTTCAGTATAACCGCGTTCCTCACATGATTGTTTGAATAAATCAAATGATATTTGAGACATGAATACTTTCTGAGTTAATGAAAGTATTATATACCCTTACTGAATTATCGTCAACCGAAATTGTAGTACTTTAGCTTATTTCAGAACGCCCGTTACCTAAGTCACGGCGATTTAATGTAGGACGCATAAGGTCCGCTTCACGGTTGGTTGGATCAGCGGCATATTGCTCGTAAGTCATAAGTACTACATTTCTACAAACTTGCGTCCACCAACGGTCTACTATATCATTGTCTGTATCAGTTTCTTTTTTCTTGTAACCGGCTTTGACTAAGTTCAATAAAAACTTATCATTCCAATCAAGTTCAAAGGCGCCGCTGTTGATATTATTAGGATCAACATCTACACTTAGAATAGCAACATATGGCTCTCCCGCCATAGTTGCTTTCTCTTTAGCCGATAGTTCAACAACCTTTTTTGATTTAGGTTCTTTGGGTTTTGTCTCAGCCTTTACTTCAGGCTTCTTCGCAAATAAGTTCTTTAGTTTGTCCAACATCATTCTTTACCTTGTTTAAGTATGTATCATATAATTTAAAGCTGGCAAGATTTTTAGCCTTAGACTCGCACATGATATCAAAGTTATCATAGAAGGTTAAAGCCCAGTCGTTAACAGCCTCGTTCCAATAGTAGTCACTATGGGCACGTAGTTTTTGTTTGTTAAAACCAGCTTCAATCAGCGTACCATAATGGGGTGCGATGTGTCTGTCAAAGTTGACAAGTACATCTTCCCTAGATACGGAATAGTGCATAGTAGGGCGCATACCATTCCAACTATCAATAACCTTTTTAACCATATCATCATTGCAATCAATATATTCTCCTGAGTGTATCCAATTGTGATGAATGTCCATAACGATTGGCAATAAGTCAGCCAATTCTAAACAGTCATCTAGTCCCCAACTAATTTCTTCGTTTTCGATAGTAATACAATTACGTGCTTCTTGCGAGAGTTTGGTATAGGCTTTACGAATACCTTCAGGACCTTGTCGTCCACTGATATGCACATTGATTTTGAAATCTTGAAATGTTTTGCCATAGCCCATAAATCTCGCCATATCTGCATGATACTCAAACTCCCGAATACTGTTAGCTACTACGTCTTCCCTATCGCTTGCTAGAACAACGAATTGGTCTGGGTGCATACTAAGACGAACATTGTTCTGTCGTGCAGTCTCACCTAAGGGTGCAAACTGTTCGCTTAGAAATTTCTGATTGTCAGTTGAATGCCAGAAGTCAAGAAATTCGGGATGAGTGTAAAAACTAAGCATATCGCTAGTTAGTCGTAACATACGCAAACTTGGGTCAAGTGTGCTAACTCGTTTGATGAGATTATGGGTATTAGTGATATTGCGTTGTGCAACCTCTAATATCTTATCCTCTGCTACAGCCCGAGTTTGGCGCTTTGCCCATGCAAGTGTAGTACCACCTGTATTTAGCCCTTCGACACTTGCGATTTCGCCCTTCTTGTTAATCTCGGCAAATTTGCAAGCAAAACCAATGCGTTTAATAGTCATATATATTGTGTAAAGTATGTGAAGTCTTGAGTATATCACTATTCATATTATGTGTCAACCTTCAATAATTCCTCTATTGTATAGAGTTTTTTCATGTATTTTGATGGATTTGACAAAACAGATACTTCTATATCACCTTTTCGTCTAGGACCGTATAAAGTAAAGAATTTCACTTTATTTACGGTTTCAAAGATATGAGCCATTTCTTTGACACTATGCCCTACCCCATGACCCAAATTCTCTAAGTTGTTGCTGGGTTCTTCAATAGCTAACTTTAGGGCATGACATATCTCGTTCACATGAACATAGTCACGCACACAAGTTCCATCTAGTGTATCATAGTCTGTACCAAAGATAGTAAAGTCACCTTTAGTATGGGCTTGCATTAGATTGTACATTAACCCGTCAGGGTTTGTGGGTTTGAATCCATCGCTACCTATGACGTTGTAGAATCTAAATGTAGTGAATGGGACTTTATTAACTTGACAGAATTCACGCACACAATCTTCGGTTGCACGTTTACTTACACCATAAGCACTTTCACACTTTTCGGCTGCACCTGTACTAGCAAATATAAAGTTCTTTGTCTTAATATTTTGTAGAATATTCAATGTACCAAACAGATTGGTCATGTAATAATCTGTGGGTTCACGCTCACTTTCACCTACATTGACTAATGCGGCTAAGTGAATGATAGCGTCAAACTCTTCCTTGACTTTTAGTTGACCTTTGATATCAAGTTTATAATGTTTCTTTACATTAAATTGCGGGTCTACTTTGTCTAGACCATATATCTCATACTCGTCACTGAGTAGTTTGCTAAGATGACTACCAATGTAACCTGAATTACCAGTGATTAAAACTTTTTTCATGTAAAACTAAATAGGTCAAAACCTACTTCCTCCTCAGTTGGTTCGTAACTAGGATCCTTAGTTAAGTAAGTTTCCTTGTCTGTATAGATTATACGATACTTATGCTTATTAGTCAATACACTACGAATGTCATCAATACAGATTAAACTACGACCCAAGTCTTTGATATAGTCGCTGTGTTTAACTGTGGTATTTTCTAATATCTTTGCTGTGTTGCTGTTAGATTGTTTTGGTTTGAATTCGTTGAAACAACTGTTCCATTTATGAAATACTGTTGCTTCTAAATTTTTCGTATCTTGTAATGCATTTTTGTCATACCAAGATTTAGCAGTTGGGTATGCATGATATGCATCTTTAATATCTTCTGCCATTTCTTTCTTATTAGTTACAAAGAAAAGTCTACCTTCAAAATTTTTAGTCCAACGTTGATTGGCTAAACAAAATGTAGGCAACTGTGTAATCTGTTCATAGAAAGCCATACCATAGCTCTCAACTGTGCTAGGATTGAACGCAACTCTTGCACTTGTCATAAAGTCAACTTTCTCTTGACCAATAATACCTACACGAATTTCATAGGGTACGCCAATCTTCTTTAATCGTTCTTCAAACTTCTTAGCACCGTTTGCGCTAGTCATTACTTTAGCGGGTAGCTTAGTTTGTTCAATCAGTTCTAAGAATAGTTCTGGGTTCTTACCTTCTTCCCACCGACCAACAAATAATATACCTTCACGTGGTTTATGATGTTCTTCTAATAACGCTTGTTCTGTGATTGGAATAGGCAAATGATATGCTGTACCATTAACATTCATTAGATTAAAAATACTTTGTGTGCCAACATAAACACTGTCTGTTTCTAGTTGTTGTCGCATCAACACGTTTGTATTGTTCAAGAACGGATTCTTTGTATCCTTAAAGATTTGACTTTCTAAATGTGTGTATGCAATGATTTGGATACAGTCTTCTAATCCCATAGTACTTGCTACTTGCACAGTTTCATATGTATTACAGATAAATGCATCGTATAGGTTATGTTCAAGTGCTTCTATGATACTATTACGAAAGTTAGTCATGCGCTCATAGTTGAATGTATCACCATACATAAAGATATTACTATGTGTTGTATATGGTAATGATTCTTTTGGTGCAATAATATTTGCCTTAAGTGACTTAACAAACTCATTGTCTTTGGGTTCTTTATCAGTGATGATATCAACCTTAATGTTATGACTATCCATCAACTCACAAAAACTCTTTGCAAATTGACCAATGCCCCCGTGAGGTATAAGTGTTTGATAACTGACTAAGAAGCCAATTCGTTTATCATATGTCCGCATTCCATACCTCATCTTCTTCGGGTACTGTAACCCAATCTGTCATCTCTGTAGTTTTAAGAAAGGTACCATTACCATCTTTTCTACTATAGTCTATTATATCAAGTTTCTGTCTGTATTGCAATACTTTTTCGGGTCCGTCCCACCCAGGCTGTATGAGCCAACGTAGTTCAATCATTTTTGTAATTCCCAAATAATGTGTTCGGTATAGTCATGCCATTTATATTCATTTAAAATCAAATTATCTTCGACTCTATAACTTGCTTTCCCTCTGTATGCATATTTTAACCAAATATATTTTTCAGTAAGCATACAACGATGAGGCAACCATGCAAACTCTTTTGTCCATGTTGCTATTTTGTAAAAGTACCATTGACTTTCAGATAATGACCTAGGATTATATCCTAATTTCACTCTATAATCGTTGTAATTACTACCAAACATCAAGTTCCCCATTCGTTTTTGAATAGGGGTACTTGTAGTCTATCGCTGTAACGCCAGCCTTTTTGTATTGCAAGTTCGGCAACTGTTCTGTTGTTCATGCTGTAAACACTTTCAACACCACCGCAGGGCATAAGATAAACGGGACCTTTGAAGCCACGCTTACGATATTCGTTGACTGCTTGTTCTGCTTCTTCTGCATCTTCTTTAGTTGCTACTACAAACTTCAAGTAAGTATAACCAGTATTGTAATATTGTGCAATAACATCAGGACAAATAGCATCTTCCCAACTCTCACCGCTGATACTTAGTTTAGGACTTACGCTGAATGTAAGACTGTGCATAACACGATGTTTCTTCCAGTCAGCCATATACTTTGTTAATTCATCTGATAACGGTTGTGTACCATTTGTCTCAAATGTTAGTTCTTGCAAACTACGCATATTGTCAAGTGATAACAAATCTGGATATGCACGTTGCCAACCTAAGAGTGGTTCTCCCCCCGTAATAACAAGATGAGAGTCTCCCCATTTGTTCCCAGGAAGTAAACTAATAATAGAATCGGAAATAGTATCAACACTGAGAACAGGACTAAGATGCTTGAAACGAGGGTCCCAACTAGCATACGAATCGCACCCAGTACTAACCAATGGAAGACTTTTGTAATCTGTATAATCTTCTGCTTTAACCGCAATAACATTTCTTTCATTTGACTTTTCTCCTTTAGGCATTCCAAAGCCATCACATGTGAAGTTACAACCAAATGTGCGTAAGAACACACTTGGTACACCCATGTAACGACCTTCACCTTGCACACTATAAAACAATTCTGATATTTTTAATTTACTCATTCTTTACCTTTCTGTGGATAATAATATGTACAATCACTACGGCGTATGTCCCAAGTGCTAGCTAGACCGCCTAGATGTTGTAGGGTCCATCTAGCACGGTCATGCGCTTGTGGCACTGCCATAGGCCAGGGAGTATTGTTGCGGCACTGAATGTACTGCTTGAGATAAACATAACTTTGTTC